AACCGCGTGAATACCCAAAAACCTGCTGCCGCCAGCCCGTTACTACCTGCGCAGCACGGGGTGACGGGCTGGCGGCAGCAGGTCGAGACCATCCCTGTAACACGTCTCGCAGAATAACGGTGAAACAGTCGAAAACCTGCCATTACCTGACAGTAAGGAACATTTGAAAAATGAAACGTTGGGAACGCTATTCACAAGACTCATTGATCAAGGGTGAACAGGATGCACGGGGCTCCTTGTTCATTTCCCAGAAGGGCCAAAAAGAGCTAGGGGATATCAAACTGCTGAATGCTGGCGTGGACACCGTTCGTCAGCTCTATCAAGGCAAACCCTGCCTATACCAGTTTGATCAAATTATAAGGGTCTACAACGAAGGCCACGGTGCCACCATGGAACTGTTCGACGTCACTTGGTCAGTAGGGGCCGGCGCAGCCGGTTCAGGCTTCCGCTATCGCCTTCAAAATAATGAGCTAGGCGTCATCGTGTTCTTCCAGGCACGGCATACCAAGGTAGAGAACATCGGCACCCATCTAAAAATCGAACTCTCCCCCCACTTCATCCAGGAGCGTAGCCCCCAAGAGTGCCAAGACTTCATGTACAACATCGCAGCGCATATGCTCGCCTACGTGGAACCGGTCGGCTGTGCCATCCACCTCGCGCTAGACGTTCAAGGCTGGGAGCCTCCCAAAGACTTCATGCAGCGTTTTGTGACCCGATCCAAAAAGATCATGCGCATTGATGGCATTGAAGAGCTGGAGTTTGCCCACAACACCATTGCCACCACCTACGGGCGTGGTGAAACCTATATGTTTGGTACTGCCGGGGCGCTCCAATGCTCGATCTATAACAAGACGCTTGAAGCCAAACACCGCGACAAAATGCACTTCTGGGAAGGCATCTGGAAACACGCTGTAAATGATGACCTCAGCTCCGCCTACGATCCTGAAAAAACCGTCTGGCGTATCGAGCTGCGTTTCCATCAATCGGTGCTTCGTGAGTTCTCGATGGGCATACCCTGCAACGTCGATACCGGTGAAGTGCTGGACGCCTCCCACGGTTTCAACCGCTTCATTGACGTTGTACCGCACCTCTCCGGCCTCTGGCGTACCGCCATGCAGTCATACCGCCTCAACCACAGCCGCGACCTTATCGACCCTGCTTGGCAGCTTATGCAGGAAGACGCCCGCTTCTACTGCCATGAGCCTGCGTTCATGTATAAACGCGCTCGCAAAACACCTGGCTTGGGCAATGAAAAAAACGTCACCCTGGCCTTTGGCAACCTGATCAGCATCTATGCCCGTCAGGGCTTCCGTACCCACCAAGCGGTGCGCTTTCTCCAACGCTCCGGCATGTGGGAAGACCTTGCCGAATACTACCGCCGTCGAGGCGTTGACTCGGGCCAATTCAGGCAGATCGTAGAGCAGAAACTTATAGAACGACGATTGGTAGGGAAAGCCGCGTGAGTATCAAAAAGGTCAAAGGTGGTTGGAAGGTCGATATCTGGCCAGATGGCCGCTATGGCAAACGCGTCAGGAAAACGCTTCCCACCCAGGCAGAAGCAAAGCGATTTGAAGCCCAGTTGCTCACCAAAGCAGCCCAGGGGGAGGATTACACACCGAAGAAAAAAGACCGCAGGCGTTTACTGGAGCTAGTGCAGCTCTGGTACGACATGCACGGCGCCACGCTCAAGGATGGCCAATCACGCCTCGCCAAGCTGCATCAGCTAGCGGGACTTATGGAGAACCCTTATGCCTACACGATCCGCCCTGCAAGCGCTGCAAAATTCCGCCAATTTCGGCTTGAACAAGGACTCTCACCCAATACCGTTAATCACGATATCGCCTATCTCAGAGCGGTTTTTAACGTTCTCATACAGCTAGGAGAATGGAAGGGTGATAACCCTTTTGCCGCTATCAAAGCGATACGGCTACCAGAACGTGAACTTAGCTACCTCACCCACGAACAGATCAAAAGACTATTTGAAGAACTAAAGCAGTCACGTAACAAACACGTCACCCTAATAGCGACCCTTTGTTTGTCCACTGGAGCCCGCTGGAGCGAAGCCCAATATCTACGCTCGGAATTAGTCAGGGATGGCCGTGTCACCTACGTCGACACCAAGAATGGTCGTAGCCGTTCGGTACCGCTTTCCGATCACCTCTATCAACGCCTCAAGGCGCACGGCCCACAGATCGGACGCCTTTTCCCTCGTGATGCCTACCAAGCGTTTACCAATGCCATTAATAACGCAGGCATTGCACTGCCTAAAGGGCAACGAACCCACGTACTAAGGCACACGTTTGCAAGCCATTTCATAATGAACGGCGGCAACTTATTAACACTGCAAAAGATACTCGGCCATCAATCCATACAAATGACCATGCGTTATGCACACGTAGCCCCTGACCACCTGACGGAAGCCGTCACATACGGGCCAAAATTCTAGGGTGTAGACGTGTGGGTTAGCAGGAGATATGGCACAACGGCCTAATGTGGGACTATAAACAACAAATAGGGATAAGCTGGGATGAGAGCCGAAATTTAGAGCCGCAGATTCAGAGAGTTACGAACACAATGCCAGTATATAGCGCGAGCAGATTAGACACCAACAGTGCCAAAGTCGTGCAAATCGAAAAAAGGCCGTTCCAACATGGGGCGGCCTTTTTTGCTATGTATTTGGCATAAGTTAAATCTGGAGTAGACGCCTAGCCTCCTGGGTCGAGCAATCAGTTCCCTCAATGGATACGGCCATCATTTGCCCTTGAGTAACGTTGTATAGCTCGAAGCAGCCGTCTTGACGAAGATCCCCCTGCACAACATCATTTTTCTCAATTTCGCATCCACAGATAAACTCAACAACACTGATGCTATCGTCCTCAACACGTATAGCGCCCATGCCGTTTTTAGCATTGTAAGCAACGATCTGGCCTTTCATACCCACCTCCTTACAACCACCCCGCTGACCAGACGGCGCGCCCTACGATCTCCAGCTCATGCAATCGGTCACGCGGTACCGTCACCTTGTCGTAGGCGCTATTGGCGCTGATGACGCTCACACCGTCGAAGTTACGCTGTAGTCGCTTGGCGTACAGATGTCCATCCAGCCGCAAGATATAGATACCCTCGCCCTCAATCGTCGTCCTGGTGTGGTCGATCAGCACCGTGTCGCCGCTGTGAAGCACTGGTTCCATCGAGTCGCCATCAATACGAATCGCTGAAAGGTGATCCGGAGTTAGCCCCTGCTTGCGCAGCGAGTAGCGGGTGAATGAGATATGCGTCAGCACACGGCAGTTCTCGTTCCATGCGCCCGCACCAGCGCTGCACTGGGCGTCATATAGCGGTACGAATGCGTAATCCTCCATGCCAACCACTTCCGTATTCGGAATAGATGGGCTATGGCCTAATTCCTTTGGCCCTTCACCTGTAGCGACCCAGTCAAGGGACACTCCGGCGCCTTGAGCTAAACGCGCAATGCTGTCAAGCGCCGGTATCGAGTCACCCGCTAACCATCTATGAAAAGTGGATAAAGCCACTCCAGCCATCTTCGCAGCTTTTTTGCGCCCACCCATCATCTCAGAAATTTCCGAAATTCGAGTTCCGATTCCTTTATCGGGATTCGGAACTGAGGATTCAGTTTTTTCTTTCAGTTCCGATTCTTCATAAGGCATTGATTTAGACCCAAAATTCCTCATAAGGACTTTAATATCCATATAAGAGAGAAAAAGAACTCCACAAAAGGATTGAACAGTTCCGAATGTGGAGTTATGTTTATGGGGAAAGACAGGTTAGACACCCCAAAAAAAGCCACCGAGGTGACGCCATGAACAACGAAATTCCTATCAATCCTTCCCAGCGCTGGGAGTGGTTGAAATACCAACTCCGCAGTCAGGGTTCTAGCTTGCGCAAGCTTAGCGACGAACTTGGCGTCACTGGCAACGCGGTGCAACTGGTGAAATACACACCTTACCCACGCATGGAGCGCGCTATTGCCAAAAAGCTTGGGCTAACTCCTCATGCCGTTTGGCCAGAGCGCTGGAACCATGACGGCACCCCGTGCCGTGAACGACCCAATCGTGCCGAGAAGCTCTCAACAAAACTCACAACTGCAAAAGCGCAAAACCGTTTATGCGACAAGGATAGCGGTTCTAACGCTATCGCGCATCGTCAAATGGCACAGGGAGCATAGCCATGCGACGCGTCAAAGATACCCAAACATTAGACATCTTTGAGGTACCGGCGCCGGTCGTGCCTATGCCAGGCAGCGGCAACTACGCTGCCCAGGTCAGCGAACTAGTTGGGGCGGTGCTAAAAGATTGCCCCGTTGACCGCTACGAAGTCGCCGCGCAGATGAGCCGTTACTCGGGTGACGATGTCTCCAAGCACATGCTTGATGCGTGGAGTTCGCCAGCACGCAGCGACCACAACATCCCTTTCTACCGCATTCCACTTTTGGAAGAGGTCTGCCAAAGCCATGTCTTTACCGACTGGATCGTTCACCTGCGTGGCGGGCGCGTCGCCTATGGCCGTGAAGCCCTTGCTGCCGAATACGGGAAGCTTGCCCGCATTCAAGAGCGTGTAAATGCGGATCTGCGCAAGTTGAAAAAGCTGATGGGAGAAGAGGCATGAACTGGTACTCCGCCAAAGAACTGGCCGGGCTACCAGGCATGCCCGGCACTGAGAGGGGCGTTAAGAAAGCTGCCGAGCGCAATGGCTGGGAAGCTCAGCAGCGCCTGGGCAGCAAAGCGGTCGAATACGCCTTCGCCGTTCTACCCACCGAAACCCAAAACGCACTGTTATTGGCACAGGCAGATAACGCCGCGCCAACGCCTGTTAGCACCGTAGTGCCGCAGCCAGAAGAGCAGCGCCCAGGCCAGCAGCAGTTAACCGATGCCCAGCGCCAAGTGATGACCGCCCGCGTGGCCTTCGTTCGCGAGATTGAGCGCATGAGCAAGATGGTCAGCCAGCAGCGCGCTATCGAAACGTTAGTCGCCCATGCGAGGGAAGACGATTTAAAGCCTTACCTTAAAGAGCGCGTCGTGATGGCCAACGACCGCAAGACAAGCACGCGCAACCTGAGTGAGCGTACCTTAAAGCGCTGGATCGCCGACTTCCGCAAGCACGGCGAGCGCGGTCTAGCGCCTAAACGCCGCCAAGCGGATATGAGCATGCCGCCCTGGGCCGGTGATTTTCTCAAGCGCTACCAGAAGCCGCAAAAGCCTAGCGTTGAAGCTGCCTATCAGCTGCTGGTCGAACAAACGCCGCCACCGCACCCTTCTATACACCAGGTGCGCCGTTGGCTAGCCAAGCTGTCACCGGAAGCGCGTGAGCGTGGCCGCATGGGTGCCCATGAGCTTAAAGCGCTCCAGCCCTTCAAACGCCGCACCAGTGCAGAACTATGGCCGAACGATGTGTGGGTCGCGGATGGCCACACCTTTGATGCCGAAGTGATCAACCCGCTGACCGGTCAGGCTTTCCGCCCTGAAGTCACGCTGATCATCGACTGGGCCACGCGCCGGATCGTCGGCTTTGCTCTCAACCTTGCCGAGTCCACCGTAGCCACGCTGGACGCCCTACGCGATGCCGTTAGCCGCGTAGGCATGTTCAACCTGTTCTACGTCGATAATGGTAGCGGTTTTGACAACGCCACTGTTTATGAAGTGGTCGACCGCCTGGGCGGCACTATTACCCACTCGCTGCCTTATAACTCACAGGCACGCGGCGTCATTGAACGCGCCCACCAAAGCACCTTAGTAAAGCTGGCCAAAACCATGGACAGCTATATCGGCGCGGATATGGATAAAGAGGCGTCTACCAAGGCGCACAAGTTAAGCCGTCGCGATATTAAACAAGGGTTAAAGCCCGCGCTAATACCCACGTTTCAAGAGTTCTTTGATTCTTTAAACGAGGCATTAAACGTCTATAACCACCGGCCCCATAAAGGCCTTTCCAAAGTTCGCGATATAGACACTGGCAGGCTGCGTAACCAAAGCCCCATGGAAGCTTGGAAAAGTGCCGAGGCCGAAGGCTTTGAAGCGTTGACCGCACCTTCTGATGTGGTCGCCTCTCTCATTCGCCCGCAAGAGGTACGCAAAACCAACCGTGGCGAAGTGCGCATCAACGGTGGCCTCTACTTCCTGGATGCCCTACGCGATCTGCACGGCGAAGAGATCCGTGTCGCCTGGGACTACCGCGACACCGGAAGCGTCGGCGTTTACACCCTGGGAGGCGAACACCTGGGCGACGCGATATTAGACGGCAACGCCACCCCCGCCATGCCTGCCACGATGATCCAGCGCGCCGCCGAAAAGCGCGAAAAAGGCCAGCTCAACCGCTTGGCACAGAAAGCCAAAACCATCACCGGCAGTGATGTCGAGATACGCGCGATTACCCCCGCTGCCAGCTATTCAGACGAAAAGCAGGCAGCCGCAGGCCGCGCCTACGCCAAACAACTGGCCGATCAAGGCACACGTTTTCAGATACCCCAAGACAAGATGGCGCGTTATCGGCTTTGGCAAAAGCTGGATGCCCAACTTCAGCAAGAAGAGGAAGTGCCGGAAGCGGCACGCAACTGGCACGAGCGTTACCAGCATCACAACGATTTTCGCGCTATCGCGAAAGTAATGGATGCGGACGAGCTGTCACCCGTCCGCAACCGACGGGCCGTCTAGACCACGGCCCACGACACCCCAACCTTCGATAAGGAAGCACTATGAGCGTCAACACTATTGTACCACTCACTAACGTCGGGCTACTCGCCGCTGCCGTTGAAAGCGCCGCTAACCGCCCGCCGGAACTGCCGGGCTTGGTGGTTATGTACGGCCCTAGCGGCTACGGCAAAAGCCTGGCTGCGGCCTATGCCGCCAACCTGCACCGCGCCTACTACGTCGAGTGCCGCGAAAGCTGGACGAAAAAAGCCTTTGTGGTCGCCGTGCTGCGCGAGATGGGCATTATCCCCATGAAAACGCTCAGCGAGATGGTCGACCAGATCGCCGAGCAGCTATCACGCTCAGGTCGTCCGCTGATTGTGGATGACGTCCAATACGTGATCGACAAAGCCGCCGCCAACGTCCTCACCGACATCTATAACGCCAGCCAAGGCACCTTGATTCTGATCGGTGAAGAGCGCGTGCCTGCCAGCATGGCCCGCTTGGAACGCCTGCATAACCGCGTACTGGAATGGGTGCCCGCCCAGGCGGCAAGCCTAGATGATGTGCGCGCCCTGGCAGACAAGAGCTACCCCGATATTGAGATCGAAGACGATTTACTGGAAGCCGTGAATGATCGCGTTAAAGGCTGCCTGCGCCGCGTCGCCGTTAACCTCTACCAGATCCACAGCGAGGCCACCGCCAACGGCTGGAAAATGGTCGACCTGCGGGAATGGGGCGAGCGTGAGATCCACACCGGCCAGCCACCGGCACGGAGGGGCTAAGCCATGTCAGCGAGAAACAGCGCCAAGCGTAAACCTTCCCTATCCGGCATGGCAGGTGATGTCACGCCCCGTCAACGCATTTGGGATGCCATCCGCCACCAGCACGCGGAAGACGGCCTGATCACCATGCAAGGCATCCGCATAGCGCTCAAACGTGATCGCGACTTAACAGAAGGCCGTATCAGCGACTACCTACGAGCGCTGATCGCAGGCGGGTTTCTAGTGCGCAGCAATCCCGATGCGCTGCCTGCTACCACCGCTATTTATGTTCTCAAGCGTGATGTGGGCGTCGAAGCGCCCCGCGTGCGGCGTGATGGCTCGCTGCCACCACCACCGGGGCGTGAGCAGCTATGGCGCACGCTCAAAATCATCGGCACTTGCACTGGGCAAGAGCTAGCCGATGCCGCCACCACAGAGAAAACGCCGGTATCCCGCGCTGCCGCCGATGAGTACCTGACCATGCTCAGCCGTGCTGAGTACGTCAAAACCATCAGTGAAGGCAAGTCAGGCGCACCAGCACGCTTTCAGCTGGTACCTAGCCGCTGGACGGGGCCAATGGCGCCGCAGATTCGCCGCACCAAGCAGCTCTACGACCCCAACACCGGCGAAGTGGTGTACAGCCGCGTCACCAAAACCGAAGGGGGTGAGCCATGAGCACGCCTATCTCAAACGGCGTCATTCGTCGTACTCGTACCGTCAATATCTCCAATTGGGGCGCAGAGCCGCCCCGCTGGATCTTGCTGCTCGCCGATGAAGTGCGCGCCACCAATCGAAAAATGGCGGGTGAGCGCATTGGGATATCCAGGTCAGCGGTCTCTTTAGCACTGGCGAACCGCTACCCGAGCCCCTCCACCGACAGTATCGAAAAGAAAGTGTTGCTGGCTCTGGATGGCCTCCAATGCCCCGCGCAGCAGCTCACCATCAGCGTTGAGCAGTGCCGCGACTACCGCGCTCGCCCAGCGCCTACCCACAACCCAATGGCCATGCGCATGTGGCGTCATTGCCAATCATGCCCGCACAACCCCGACCGCCAGCAGGGAGAAGACCAATGACCCTTAAAGCCACCTGCCCCGAGTGCGGCATGAGCGGCGACATGGCTGCCTTCGTTACCCAGGGCGAACACAACCAGGCGCTAGCCGCTGCGCTAGAAATGCCCGCCCTGTTGAGCAGCCGCATCGTGCGCTACCTCGGCATGTTCCGGCCCGCCAGCCGTGCCCTAGCTAGCGCCAAAAGCGCCCGCTTGCTGGGTGAGCTGAAAGAAACAATCACCAGCGGCGTGATCGAGCGCAAAGGCGTTACGCGGGAAGCACCGCTAAAGGTGTGGGTCATGGCGCTGGATCAACTGCTTGAGCGCCCACCCAGCAACCTACCGCTGAGCGGCCATGGCTACCTCTATGAAGTCGTGGCCAGGTGCGCCGACCGCCACGCCGGTGAAGTAGAAAAGCAGCGCGAAGAGCAGGCACGTAGCGGTGCCAAACAGCTCGCAAACCGTGCCCCAGCAGCGGCACTGCGCGAGCGCTCTACCGATGACGTACTGGCCGAACACGCCCGCATGGCAAGCCGCCAGCCCACGGTGGCCAGCGGCCAAAAGGGTCAGCGGCAAAACGCCAAAACGACTGAGCAAGCCAATGCACCCAAGCGCCTATCGGATCTGCTTAAAGGCGCAGCCAACGCGGGAGACAAGCAATGAGAACCTACAGCGATGAGCATTTGGAGTATTACGCCGACCGTTTTATCCGCCTGTGGATCGCCCGCCACGGTGTGAACTTGGCCCAGTACCTGATTAACCCGGCCCAGTTCGAGCGCCTGGCGCTGGAGCCAGAGCCACTGCTACCCGCGCAAGAAGCCGCCGTGCTGCGCATTTGGCAGCGCTGGGACACCGGCCTTGCAGCCATATCCGAACAGAACAGCGACAGGGACAGCGACGACATCGAGGCGCAAGCCGGAAGCTGGGACTGGCGCGACCTGATCGAGCAGTGGCGCGATGAAGTGGCTCAGTCCGAGCGTGAAGCGTGCCAATTGAGCCAGCGCAACGGCGCCGCCTTTGAGCCGATGCGCCACCACCGTCACAACCGTGGCATGAATCGCGGCACCTCCAACTTTGTACGCAAGCAAGCCCGTAAAGGAGCCTAACCATGAACACCCCAGCAACCACATCACAAGCTATTCCAGAAGGCTATCGGGTAGATGCTAAAGGTCGCCTGATTCCTGAGTCGCAGATCAAGCCGATCGACCAGGTGCGCGATGAACTCGTGCTCTCGATTGTCGATCGCGCCACTGAGCTGCGCGACCAGCTAAAGGACTTCAAAGCCGATGTGTTTAGCGAGATCGCCGCCTTGGTCGAGACGTCCGCCCAGGAGTACGACGTTCAGATCGGTGGCAAGAAAGGCAATGTGCAGCTGGTGTCGTTCTGTGGTCGCTACAAGGTGCAGCGCGCCATCTCCGAAACCATCACGTTTGATGAGCGCTTACAGGCTGCCAAAGGCTTGATCGAAGACTGCCTGCGCGACTGGACAACCGACGCCCGCCCCGAGGTGGCCACCATCGTGCAAGACGCCTTCCGCGTCGACACGGCGGGCAACATTCGCACCGGCCAAGTGCTAGGCCTGCGCCGCCTGAGCATTCAGGACAAGCGCTGGCTGAGAGCTATGGATGCCATCTCTGACGCGGTGCAGATCACAGGCTCAAAATCCTACATCCGCATCTATGAGCGTGTCGGCAGCACCGACCAATACAAGCCGATCAGCCTAGATATCGCGGGAGTGTAAAGCGAAACGTCCCCGCGTGGGGCGTCTGCTGGGCGTGGTGGCCCAGCACTGATGAGCAGCCAATGAGGTAATGCATGGATAAGTGGAAAGATATCAAAGAGCGCTTAAAGCACCTGGGCGGCAGAGTTGAGCTGCTTGCCGATGGCCATGAGCTGCAATTGGTCAAGATGCATGACGGTAAGAAGATCTTCGTTGTGGTGTACGTGGACGGCACCGTGGATTTCGAATGGACTAAAACCGAGGACGGTAAGCCAGTGCATCCCCAAGGGCAATTCTGGCGGCCATTGAAGCGGGCACCGCATCCCAAAAAAGTGTATGCGAGTGCCAAGCGAGCATTTGGCAAAAAGGAAGCCGACCGCATGGTAACGCCCCGCGTGATCGGCGTTGTACCCAATTTTGGTACCGAGGGCGCGGTGGTGGCTCACCTCAAGAAGCACTTCCCTGATCTTGAGATAAAAGTCGATGAGGTGGCGTCATGATCAGTAAAGGCAAGCTGGCACAGATCCACATCGCTAAAGCCCAATTGGGCCTAAGCGACGAAGACTACCGCGCCATCCTGGCGCGCACTGCGGGCGTGAGCAGTGCCAAAGAACTCACGAATAAGACTGTAGGCGGCGTTATGTATGAGTTTCGCCGCCTGGGGTTTGAGCCAAAGCCCGCCAAGAAAGCGGGCCGTAAGGCACCTCGCCCGCCGCGTTCACGGCAGAACGTCATGGCCAAGATCGAAGCGATGCTGACCCATGCGCAGCGCCCCTGGGCGTACGCCGACAGCATGGCAAAACGCATGTTTAACGTTGAGCGGGTGGACTGGCTGGACGATGACCAGCTACACCGCCTAATGACAGGTCTGATCATCGACGCCAAACGGCAGGGACGGTACCCCGATGACCTCGCATAAGGCAGACAACCTAGATCTAGGTTTCGGCATCCCCGCTGATGCCCTGGACTACCTAGACCCCGAGATCCTAAAGAAGTGGCCACAAGGGTTAAGCGATATGCTCACCGTGGTCGAGAACGCCCATGTCCGCGCCGGTGACGATCCCAAAGTAGCGCGCAGCCGCGCCTTTGCCGCCGTGCGTGCTATCAGCTCGTTTGCCGGTGGCCGTAGCCTCTACGTGCCGCAAGGCCGACAGCTAGACCGCGCCTTGCGAGACCGCGAAATATGGGAGCGCCACACCGGCGACAACATCCCCCAACTGGTCGAAGACTACGACCTAACCGAAGCGCAGATCTACAGCATCCTAGGTGAGCAGCGCAAGCTCGCCCGCGCCCGGATGCAATCTGATCTTTTCGGCAACAGCGCAAACGGCTAAGCTAGCCTCAACCGAGTTAGGAGAATAAGCATGAAAGCACTCGCAGGGATCACGATTATCAGCGCCGCGCTACTGGCTGGCTGCGGCGAGAGCCAAGCAACCAGCAACGTCACCATTAATGAGGAAGCGATCAAAGCTGAAGTGATGGCTGGCAGTACTGCAAAAGACTTCCTGGTGACCGACGAGGGCGCTATCTATGTGGGCGTACTGGATAACGGCAATAACCGCGATGGCTACGCGATGTCCGTATGTGAAACTGTCCGGGTAAACGCCACAGGCGAAGGTAGCCGCTTAGTTCGGATCATCGACGTTGCTGCTGTCTCCAGAGGAGAAGGTTTCAAGACGCTCGGACGGCATCACTGTGGGATTTAAGGAGAGAAAATGACCGATCATCTTGAGCAATTCATTGCAAGTATTGACCAATGTGTAGATAAAAAATATCACGGTACAAGCTACACCGAGAGCTACGTGGCTTTTCTCGACATTTTAGGCATGAAGGAATTAACCAATAGGCCTTATCAAGAACTGCGCAATGTTTTCAATGCACTAGAGTCAGGTAGAAAATTATATTCGAAAGTTCACACCCCTCAGGGTTCATTTATTAGCCCGGAAATGCTCAATGTCACCATCATGTCTGATGCTGTAGTAATGTCAATTGACGCCCGACAGTCCAACGCTTTTGCAATGCTCGTCGGCTTTACTTCGAACATGATAAGCAAACTTCTCCATAAAACAGAACCTACAGTTTTTTTGCGGGGCGGTATAACCAAAGGAGATATTTTTCATCGTGGAGATCAAGTTTTTGGGCCAGGCCTTGTTAAGGCATATACGCTCGAAAACGCTCACGCAAAAAGCATGCGCTGCATCGTTGCCTGGGATTTGATCAACAATGATCATGACGTAAAACGTTACATTGAAAATAATAGTTCGTTAAAAAAAGACCCCGAAGATCGGTACTATTTTATCGATTTTGCCACTGAACAGCTCCGACCCAAATTAGTGAAAAGTGCTCAACGCATGACTGAGTCAGATTGTCCCCAAACAGTAAAAGATAAGTACCTTTGGCTAGAGCGCTATCTCAATGACTGGAAGTAATCCCATTCCTAAATATCCAACAAACCCGCCTCGGCGGGTTGTTTGCTTTCTAGCCTCCCAAAACTCCTAAACCGCTTGATTCCCGACCCCTAACCAAACCCCTCTAGCCTAAACCTCACTGCTCTTGCGCTTACCGCTAACCCTGCATTGAGGCCACCTACCATGAACCTCCAAACTCGCTATGACCTGCTCGATAAGCTGCGCATCGGCCCCTGGCTGATCCTGGCCCTCATCACCACCATTGGCGTGGCTTTTCTATACCCGCACCAGCTTGGCGTGCTGCTCTGGTCGCTAACCAAGTTGTGCTGGGGTGCGTACCTAGGCTACTGGATCGACCGCTCCATCTATCCCTATGCCCGCCCGGCGGTGTTTAACCCTGACAAAGATCTGAATGAGCGCACGCTATGGGAGCTGCTCATGCTCCGCCGCGCCATCATCATCTCCGCTGCTGTATTGGCACTTGGCCTAGGAGTCTGACATGGGCGCCGATACCGCCGCTGAGCTGCTAGCAGAGGGCAAGCGCCTGGTTGCCGAGATCGACGCCCTAGCCGCTGGCCCTAAGCGTTTAGCCGCCTACCTGCGCCTCCAAGATGTTGTTGAGCGTGCCGAGCAAGCGCTCCAGGAGGAACGGTCATGATGAACGATCTCAAATCCTACCTACGTGCCAACGGCATCTGGATCGCCATGAGCCTAGTACTTGCCACGCTGCTAGTGCTGGAATTCTGTCAACCCGCCCACGCCCAGATCCCCGCCGCCGCGAATGGATATCAGCGTGAGCTAACCCGCATCGTGCAGCAGGAATGGGGCATGAATGGCCGTGTAGCCGTGCATGCCGCGCAGATCCACCAGGAAAGCGCCTGGCGTTCGAACGTCAACAGCCCCGTGGGTGCCCAGGGGCTTAGCCAGTTTATGCCCAGCACCTCAAAGTGGATCGCCGAGATCTACCCCGACCTAGGCCGCGCTGCCCCGTACTCGCCCACGTGGGCGATGCGCGCCCAGGCGCGCTACAACAAATGGCATTGGCAACGCCTGGCAAGCGTCGCTGACGAATGCCAGCGCTGGGCAATGGCCCTTAGCGCCTACAACGGTGGCCTGGGCTGGGTGAACCGAGATAGACGCTTAGCGACCGCCGCCGGGGATAACCCCGGCGTTTGGTTTGGCAGCGTTGAGCGCTACACCGCACGCGCAGGCTGGGCTAAACGTGAGAACCGCCACTACGTGCGCCACATCCTGCTGGAGCTAACGCCCCGCTATGAGCGCGCTGGCTGGCAAGGGGGTGCGCCATGCTCCAGCGTGTAACGATCTTTATGTTGGTGGCGCTTTCTGTCGCTCTTCTATGGAAGACATGGCAGACAAACGACCTCGCCAATGAGCTAGCGCTTGAGCGCTCAGCATTGCAGCAGATGACCGACAAGCGCGATGAATGGCAAAAGGAAGCCAGCGAGCTAATCGATCAGCTCGACAAAGCCGAGCGCCAACGCCGTGCTGCGGAAGCCGATATTAAAACGCTTCAAGAGGAATTGGCCGAGCAGTCCGAAGACTACGACACCCTACGCCGTCGCATTCAGGGATTGCCTGACAGCGACGATGGTCCCGTGGCCCCGGTGCTGCGCTCCACGCTGGAGGCGCTGCCATGAGAACGGTATTGATCATGGGCGCTCTCGCTGCCTTGGCCGCATGCAGTAGCACAACGCCAGAGCCACTAACGCCGCCACCCTCTATCAACGTCTACGAATGCGCCGCACCAGCGGGCATGACAGCACCAGAACGCCAACCGCTGCGCCCTGTGGGTGATTACACCCAAGACGATGTGGCGCTCTACATCACCGATCTACACCACTGGGCAACGCGGGGTTGGCTGAAGCTTTCCCGCGTGCGTGAACATGCCGATAAGTGCGCGCAAAGCGCCGAAGACGACGAAGAAAACGAGTAAGGGGACGAAATGGAAATCATCAACTGGTCAGCCGCCAAGGTGCTATTTGACGTAATGCAGGCACTGCTAACGGGCCTGATGGCGGTGTATGTGTACTGGCTCAATAAGCACCGCGCTAGCCAAGCCGCCATAAAGGGCACCAACGATCGTATCGATGGTGTCGAGCGTAAGGTGGTCAACCTGGAGCACAAAGTGGAACGCCTTCCCGATCACGAAGATATCAGAAACCTTCAAGAGCAGATGGCCCGCACTAACGTACTGCTGGCAGAAATAAGCGCCAACCAAAAAAGTACCTCGTTGCAGGTCAACCGCATTAATGACTACTTGCTGAACCAAGGGGGCCGATAATGACCGACTTTTCAGACTTCCAAACAGGAGGCCGCCGCCTGTGCATTCTGCGCATTCTGGCGCGTCGCAACCAGTTCACCACCAATGAGTACTCTCTCAACGATGAGCTTAAAGGTGCCTATGGCCACATCGTCAGTTCCGATCGGCTGCACAACGACTTGGCCTGGCTGGATGAACAAGACCTGGTCATTCTCCAGCGCCCCCGCGCAGGCTGGATTTTGACACTAACAGCCCGTGGTAGCGATGTTGCTAACGGTTTGGCAGAAGTGCCGGGGGTTGAAAAGCCGCGGCCAGGAGCATGAGCCATGCCGCCACGCAATAAAGTGTTCGACCTGCCCCAAGAGGTGCGCGAACAGCTAAACGAGCGGCTCGTGAACAGCGGCTTTCAAGGCTATGAGGCGTTAGCGGGCTGGCTAAGCGAGCGCGGTTATAACGTTTCCAAAAGCTCAGTGCATCGCTATGGCCAGGATCTCCAAGAGGAGTTCGAAGAGGCCATGGGCAGCGTTCGCCGCACCACCGAGATGGCCAAGGCCATGGCGGATGCCGTGGAAGACGACGAAGGCAACTTGATCGACGCCACGGCGCGCCTGGTGCAAGAGCACCTGCTACGCATCTCGTTAGAGTTTCGCAAGATGGAGATCGAGCCAGATGCCGCCGCCCACCACCTGGGCAAGGTCTCCAAAGCGCTGGATAGCCTGGGCCGGTTATCGCTGAGCCAGAAGAAACACGCCAAGGAAATGCGTGCCGAAGTGGCTAAAGAAGCTGCCGCCAAAGCTGAAACCAGCATGGCTAGCCAAGGCATGAGCCGCGACGCCATCGACGCCATCAAGCGCGATATTCTGGGGATTGCCTAATGGAAGAACTCACCATGGCACAGGCCATCGTTAAGGCCGGTGACAGCCTTGGCTATGCAATAGTAGTGGCTGCACTTATTCGAGGGTTCTTAAACAAATGAGCGCCCTACCTGAATCCGTCCTGCTGCCCTACCAAAAGGCGTGGATCGAAGATGACTCCGACCTCAAGATCGCCGAGAAGAGCCGCCGTACCGGCTTAACCTGGGGTGAAGCCGCCGATGCCGTGCTGTCGGCTAGCAGTGCCAAAGCTGCCGGGGGCACTAACCACTTCTATGTGGGCTCCAATAAAGACATGGCCATCGAGTTTATCGATGCCTGCGCCATGTGGGCCAAGGCGTTCAACCGCGCCGCTAGCCACATCCAACAGGAGCTGTACCACGACGAAGACAAGGATATTTTGACCTTCAATATCCACTTCTCCAGCGGCTTCAAGATCCAAGCGCTCAGCTCGCGCCCCAGCAACATGCGTGGCCGTCAGGGTAACGTCACCATTGACGAAGCGGCCTTCCACGATCAGCTCGCCGAAGTGCTGAAGGCTGCCTTGGCTCTCACCATGTGGGGTGCAAAGGTGCGCCTAATCAGCACCCACAACGGCGTCGAGAACCTGTTCAATGAGCTGATTCAAGACAGCCGAGCAAAGAAAAAGCGCTACAGCGTCCACCGCATAACCCTGGATAACGCCTGCGAGCAAGGTCTCTATAAGCGCATTTGCCAAGTGCGCGGCAAGCCCTGGACGCCAGAGGCAGAGGAAGAATGGAAGGCCAACCTGCTCAAGGACACCGCCACGCGGGAAGACGCCTTAGAAGAGTACTACTGCGTGCCCAAGGCGGGCGGCGGTGCTTACCTCTCCCGCGCCATGATCGAAGCGCGAATGGTCGATGCCCCGGTGATTCGCTTTGAAGGTAGCGCTGAGTTCAACGCGGTACCGGAGCACTACCGCGCCCTAGAGATAGCCGACTGGTGCAACGAACACTTGCTGCCCCTGCTCGAAAAACTCGACCCTAAGTTAGCCCATTGCTTTGGCGAGGACTTTGGCCGCAGCGGAGACTTAACCGTCATTGCCCCCATGGCCATCACCCAGCAGCTCGTGCGCCAGGTGCCGTTCCTTGTCGAGCTGCGTAACGTGCCGTTCAAGCAGCAAGAGCAAGTGCTGTTCTTCATTACCGATCGCCTGCCACGGCTACAAGGTGGTGCGTTGGATGGTCGTGGCAACGGCCAGTATTTGGCAGAACAAGCCGCCGAGCGCTACGGCAGCATTGTCGAAGTCGTGATGCTTTCCCAAAGCTGGTACCTGAACAACATGCCGCCGTTCAAGGCCGCGTTTGAAGACGAACTGATCAGCCTTCCTCGCGACAGCAACGTTGTCGACGACTTGCGCGCACTCCAGGTCATTAAGGGCGTGCCCAAGCTACCCGATGCCAAGACCGGCGACAGCAAAGACCGCCACGGCGATGCCGCCATCGCGCTGGCCCTGGCGTACTACGCCAGCCTGATGGACGTGGTACCCATAGAATTCACCCCCGCGCCCCTGCCTGGTGTTCCCAACCAGGACAACGACAGCGACGACATTGAAACCACCAGCTTTGGAATAGGAGGCGGCGCATGGTAAGCCCCACTGCGAAGTATCGGCGCAACCTGGTCAAGGCCAGTGCGCCAGCCCTGAAAGAACAGCAAACAAACGACGCCCGCATCGGTCAGCTGAAGCGCGAGTTCGCCGAGCATCCCACCAAAGGGCTCACACCTGCGCGCCTGTACCAGATTCTAGAGGCTGCGGAGCAAGGTGACCTCAAGGCGCAAAGCGAGCTGTTCGATGACATGGAAGAAAAGGATGCGCAGATCGGTGCCGACCTGGGCAAGCGCCGCCAGCTAGCAGCAGAGCTAGAGTGGCAGATCGTGCCGCCCGATAACGCCACCGCCCAAGAGAAACTCGCCACCGAACAGGCCATTGAGGTATTCAGCGCGCTGGAAGTCGAAGACCTGATCTTGGATCTCGGTACCGGCATCGGCCACGGCTGGGCCAACCTGGAACTACCGTGGCAGCGCGATGGCGCAATGCGCTACATCGAGCAGCCCACGCTGCGCCCCCATTCATGGTTCCGCCTGCACCCGGATGACCAGAACTGCATTACCCTGCGCGACATGAGCGCCACCGGTGCCGAGCTGTGGCCTTTGGGGTGGGTGCAACACCGCCACCGCGCCAAGAGTGGGTACGTGGCGCGCATGGGCCTGCACCGCATGCTGGCGTGGCCGTACCTTTTCCAGAACTATGCCCTGGGCGATCTAGCGCAGTTGCTGGAAATCTACGGCCTACCGGCACGCATCGGTAAGTACCCGAAGAACGCGACCGAGCGTGAAAAGGCTACACTGCTGCGCGCCGTGGTCACGTTGGGCCAGAACGCAGCGGGCATCATCCCCGAAGGCATGGCCATCGACTTTACCGAAGCGGCGGGAAAAGGCAGCTCTGCCGACATCTATAAAACGATGATGGACTGGTGCGAGCGCGCCAAAGCCAAGGCCATCTTGGGCGGCACACTCACCAGCGGTACCGGCGAAGGCACGAACACCAACGCGCTGGGCAATGTTCACGAGCGCGGGCAAACCAGCCTGATCCGCTCCGATGTGCGCCAGTACGCGGGCAGTATCGGCAAACAAATCCTATGGCCCATGGCCGCGCTCAACTACGGCATTGATAAGCCCAGCCGCGCCCCGCGTTTTTACTTGGATTGTGGCGAAACCGAGGATCTCGAACGCCTCTCAAAGAGCTTGCCCACCTTTGTGGACATGGGCGCGAAGATCCCCAGTTGGTGGTTCCATGAGAAATCTGGCATCCCCAAAGCCCAGGAAGGCGAAGAGGTGCTTATGCCAAAGGCAGCGCCAAGCCCCTTTGGCGCCCTACGCCTGCCAGCGTCAAAACCACCGCTAGCAGCACTACGCCAGGCGCCTACACAGCCCGGCCAGCCGAGCTACTACCGCGACGCCACGCTCGACCAGCTCGACGACCAGGCGCAGCCGATCGTAGACGCCTGGGTTAACCAGGTGCAGCAGCTTGCAGAGCAGGCGAGCAGCCTAGAGCAGCTGCAAGAGATGATCGCCACGGCCTTTGATGACCTGGACGAATCGGAGCTTGCTGATGTGATGGCCACCGCGTTTGAGGCCGCCGATCTAGCGGGCCGTGCAACGGTCGATGAGGAAACCGGCAATGCCGATTAGCGCCCAGTTCCGCCGTCCCTTCGCTGAGCAAACCGAGTTTTTCAGGCGCAAGCTAAACTTGCCCACCACACGCTCTGGGCAAATCACCCGCGATCAAAACGACGCGGCCTTTGTGGTGGCCGGTGCCACTAAGGCGGATCTGCTCGCGGATCTTCGCGGCGCAGTAGACGACGCGATCAGCAACGGCCAGAGCCTGGGCGAGTTCCGCAAGCAGTTTGAAGAGATCGTTGCCCGGCGTGGTTGGACTGGCTGGACAGGCGAAGGCTCTAAGGCGGGCCGCGCCTGGCGTACCCGCCTTATCTATAAAACCAATCTGGATACATCCTACGCCGCTGGCCGGTGGCAGCAGATGACCGACCCCGACGTTGTGCGCCTGCGCCCGTATTGGCGCTACGTACACAACACGGTCGAGAACCCACGCCAGCAGCACAAACGCTGGCACAACCTGGTTCTGCGTCACGATCACCCGTGGTGGCAAACCCATTTCGCGCCAAACGGCTTCGGCTGCAACTGCGGTGTCGAGACGTTAAACGAACGCGGCTTAAAGCGCATGGGCAAAGACGGCCCAGATGCAGCTCCGAATGATGGCACTTATGAAAGCGTCGATAACACTACCGGCGAAGTCGTCACAGTGCCCACTGGCGTGCAACCGGGCTGGGATTACGCCCCAGGGCAAACCTCAACAGAGCGTGCGATCGCTGCACGCCTGAACCGGCTGGATAGTGTTGAGGCAACGATTGCCCGGCAAAACGTTGCTGATCTGGTAGGAGCACCGCTATTTAATCGCTTTTGGAATGGCGAAGTACGTGGTGAATATCCGGTAGCTGTAGTGCCACCAGTAGAACGCCAGGTGTTAGGGGCTGAGTCGCCCGTAGTGCTGCTCTCTCAAGAAAGCCTTACCGCGCACAAAGCCAGTCACCCCGAAGTGGGGCTGGAGGATTATCGGCGCATACAGCAGATATTGGATAGCGGCGAGGTCTACCAGCGCGACGGTGAACCAGGGCGCATGGTCTATTTAAGCCTAGGGGAAAGGCTGTATCGAGCAGCATTAAAGCGCACAGCGGATGGTAAGAAGAACTACTTTCTAACGCTGTTTGTGGTCACAGATGAAACGGCGGAGCGAAACGTCAGAGCCAAGATGCAGCAGCTCCGTTAAGGCAGGGGTCTTGAAGAGAGTAAGCGCAAGGCTGGTTCGCCATCCCCAGATACCTCATCTGCTTTCGCAGGGTACACCAGACGAATATTGGCCTCTTGCGCTTAATTAACAGTATAGGAGAGTTTCATGGGTACCATCAACGTCAGTTCAGAGGCCGTCGAACGCGCCATTCAAGATCTGATCAATAAAGGCGAAGATCTCACCGCACCAATGAAGTCTATCGGTGAAGAGATGATCAACAGCACCCAGCAGCGATTTAGGGATAAGGAAGCCCCGGATGGCACGCCCTGGGCGCCTAACTCCCCCGTCACTGAAAAGCGCAAAGGCCACGGCCGCGTGCTTGAGGGCGAGAGCAACGAGCTGGCCAAACAGTTCAGCTACTCCGCCACTAGCGATAGCGTCGAATGGGGCAGTTTGATGGTCTACGCGCCCATGATGCATTGGGGCGGTACTAAGGCGGAGTTCCCTCATCTATGGGGCGACATACCAGGGCGGGAAATTATCGGGCAATCGGATGACGACGAAGACGAAGTGCTAGCTATACTCGCCGACCATCTAAGCCTATAACTGCCATCCCCCAACGTGCCCCTGTAAGCGCCGCTGAGCAGTTGCCCGCTACGTTGGCCCGACTTTTGCGCCCAAGGCACGTTAGACCCGCGTTAGATTTTGTTTAAGCGAGCTTAACGCCAGGGTGTTAGAAGGATATAGTCCTCCCATTGAGAAAAAATAAACACCAATGGGAATACAGCGGGGAACATGTGACCAATACTGATGATCATCAAGAAGCTTATTTCGCAGAGATACCACTAAGGCTCTATTTTGCGACAGAAGAGCCGATAGCTATAAGGGATATCGCTAAATCGCTGCTTGCACTGGAAAAGCTGACCAAACGCTTTCCTCAGATGCTAGAGCAACTGACCAAAGTCGAAATCGACGGTTATGAACTTAGAGTTGAAAGACTTGAGGCTGGGAGTCTTCTAGAAGACCTTATTGTTAGGTTTTTCTTTAGTAGCCCAGAAAAAGAGAAGGCTTTCAAAGAATTCCTGGAGAATCACCCAATGGGTAAAGCCGTCAAAGTGGGGATTGGAGGATTAGCTGTCCTATTAGTTATAAGTCAGCTGATGCTGCTTTATAAATCGTTTGCTGGGGATGACAGCCCTTCCATCCAAGCAAACCACAACACCATCATTCAGATAGGGGCCGACCAGCTTGGGATTACACCTGAAGAAGTGATAGATCTCGCTGAGGTGGCAACAGATGGAAATCGCAAACAGCTTTTCTCAGCTGCCAGAGATGTTTTACGCCCAGTCGAAGGCCATTCAGAAGCGACTGTAATAGCTCCAGGGTTGGAAGGCACGCCACAAGTTTCGCTTTCCTCGGAAGCTTTATCTGAGATTCCCTATGATGCCGACCTAAATGCTGACGAACGCGAGATAGAGTATGAAAACGTAATGCTTGAGATACGTGCGCTGGATCGTGATAAGACGGATTCTGGTTGGTGGGGCGTACTTTCCAGCGCTGTCGGAGAAAAGCGGCTCAGACTTTATTTTGACAATGTAGATATGGACGCCATCGCTTTCCGCCCAGTAGTTTATGTCGATGCCATCGTGACATATCGGCATGATTTCAACCAAGCAACGCTGGTTCCCAAGCATGCGACCATCACCCACATATACCCAGCGCAAAGATAACCCCAAAAACTCCTAAAGCGCTTTAAATCCACGCCCCGCCCTAAGCCCCCGATCATGGGGGCATGAAAACACACAGCCGACACACCAAGCCCCGCGTCGCCGTCTGCGCTCTACGAGTGCAAGCCACCGACGACAAAACGCGCCTGATGCCTGCTGGCACCTTTCACGCACCGCGTGGGGCTGCTGAAGGCTCCGGCCCATGGCACCTCTCTGCCGAAGCTGCACAAGCGATTATCCGCTTGGCCGCCGGTCGCAGCACTGATATTGCCCTCGACTACGAACACCAAACCCTTTACGCCGAGAAGAACGGCAAGCCCGCACCTGCTTCCGGCTGGCTTGACCCACGCTCGCTTGAATGGCGGGAAGACGGCCTGTACGGCGCCATTACCTGGACAGCCGCCGCCAGCGCCGCGATCGACGCCAACGAATACCGCTACCTCTCCCCCGTATTTCCCTACGACGCCAACGGTGTGCCGTTGGACCTGTTGCACCTGGCGTTAACCAACACCCCCGCCATTGATGAGGGCGCGGCGCAGCTTGCCGCTGCTCGGATGGCGATTACCCACGACGTCAATGATGACGCCCAGGAGATCGACACCGTGAAACGTGAGCAACTGATTCAAACCCTCGGCTTGGCCGCTGAAGCAACCGATGAACAGATCGACACCGCAATCGCTGCGCTGAAAGCCGCCAAGACCGATGCCGACGCGTTCCGCACAGCCCTTGGTGCCAAAGACGACGCGAAGCCAGCGGAAGCCGTCGCAGCCCTTAAAGCATCCAGCGCCACCGCCCCAGCGGACATGAGCCAGTACGTGCCTAAAGACGTTTATGAAGAAACCACCCAGCAGCTAGCGGCCCTGAAAGCCAACAGCAACACCGCTGAGCTGGACGCACTGATCAAGGAAGGCCTGGAAGATGGCCGCATCCCCGGCAAGAAAACGGCGGATTGGCTACGCACCCAAGGCATTGCTGCCTGTAAAGCGCATTTGGACGGCGCGCCCAGCATCGCCGCACTGAGAACCACTCAGACCCAGGGCAAAGCGCCGGAGGGTACCGAGACCAAAGGCGACGGCGCGCTAAACGAGACCGAGCTAGCGGTGTGCAAAAGCATGGGGCTGACGCCCGAGCAGTACCGCGCTGCCAATCCCGCACCCGCTGAATAAGCTGGCCGCTCAGCACTAACCCAACAGGCAAGAGGATCACCCCGTGACCGCTGCAACTCAAAACCGCAACACACCGCATCGCTTAGGGCTGTCTCGGGGGCTGTTAGTCGCCGCTGCTACCGAGTGCTTCGCGGGCACCATCGCCGTCATCAATGCGACCGGCTTTGTCGAGCCAGGCACTACCGCCACCGGGCTCACCGCTGCCGGTGTGTTCTACCACTACCAGGACAACACGACTGGAGTAGACGGCGATCAACGCGTTGAGGTTGAGCGCGGCAATTTCCGCCTAGCCAACTCCACCGGTGCTGATGAGATCACCGCCGCCGACATCGGCCAGGTCTGTTACATCGTGGATAACCAGACCGTCGCTAAAACCGATGGCACCGCTACACGCTCCCCCGCTGGCATTGTCGACGACGTCGACGGTGGTGGCGTGTGGGTCAACATCGATCCGACTAACGGCGTTGCCGCTAGCGCCTGATAAAGGACTGCCTACATGAATCTTACTCAAGCCAATTTGAAGGTGCTGTTTCAGGCCTACAACGCCGCCTTCCAGAAGGGCTTTAGCTCCATGGGAGAACAGGCAGCGCTGTATGAGCTGTTCTGTACCACTGTGCCCAGCACCACTGCCGTTGAGGTGTACCCCTTCCTCAAGAGCCTACCGCGCATGCGCGAATGGCTGGGCGATCGGGTCATTCACAGCCTGGAAGGCGCGGCATTCAGCATCAAGAACCGCAAGTTCGAGCTGACCGAAGGTGTGCCACGGGATTCCATTGACGACGACACCTACGGCCTGTGGTCGCCCATCTTCCAAGAGTTTGGCCGTAGCTCACGTGAGCACCCAAACGAACTTGCTGTGGAAGTACTTGAGCAAAACCCGGAGTGCTACGACGGCCAGCCGCTGTTTGATGCCGACCACCCGGTGCTTGATGAGTCGGGTAAAGAAGTCTCCGTCAGTAACGATATGGGCGGCGCAGGTGACGCCTGGTACGTGATGGATAACACCCGCGTGATCAAAGCGGTCATGTTCCAAAAGCGGCGTGATTACAACTTCCGCTCGATTACCGATCTCAACGACACGCAAGTGTTTATGTCCGACAAGTTCTTGTTCGGTGTAGATGCCCGTGTAGAGGCAGGGGCTGGTCTCTGGCAGCTCGCCGTGCGTTCTCGCCAGCCTTTTACCCCCGAGAACTACGAAGCAGCGCGCCAGGCATTGACGAAGTTGAAAGGCGACCATGGCCGCCCGCTGGCGCTACGTCACTCGCACACCATGGTGCCCAACTCCATGGAAGGCGCTGCCCGTGCCGTGCTGCAAAGCACGCTCGCCGCCGGTGGTGAAACCAACAAGTGGGCCAACACATCGACCCTGGTGCTGAACCCCTGGTTAACCAGCGCTTAACGGCACGTTAAACCGCAATTCGTAGTGCCTGCTTAGGCGGGCACTGCGCAACGGAGAGCACCACCATGGCAACACGTAAAACCACCGCGACCAAGGCTAAGCAGGAAGCCGAACCGGAAACGCCAGCCGATGCAGTAGCGCCCAACGCCGAGCAGGAAGCCCAGGCGGACGCAAAGGCGACCGAGCCAACGCCTGAGAAGGTGACGGAAACGCCCAGCCCCGCCGATGCAGTAGCACCGGACGCTGAGCAGATCTCTACGGATAGCACGCCTACCGAGATTCCAGGCGATGTGATCATAGGCGACGGCACCGGCAATGCTTTGCCGCCAATCGAAGAGGCAGAAATCGACGCTGTGATGGTGCGCACAAAACGCCGGATTAAAAGCCGCCGACGTGCGGGGCACCGCTTCAACCGCGAAGGCACCGCCATTGCGCTAGAGCTGCTAACCCAGGAACAGGTCAAGCAGTTGTTTAACGACCCTGCGCTGGAAGCCATGTACTGCACGATCCCAGTGGAAGGGATCAGCGAGCAGGAGTCCTAACCCATGCCGTATTGCACGCAAGCGGATCTCATCGAGCGGTTTGGCGAAGACGAGATACTCGCGCTAGCCCGAGACGAAACCGGCACGGCCATTGATGCGGCCGAGGTCGAACGCGCCTGCGATGACGCAAGTGGCGAGATCGACGGCTACGTAAGTGCAGCGGGCTACCCCGTGCCGCTATCGCCGCTGCCACGCATCGTGATTGCCAACGCTTGCGATATCGCCCGCTACCGGCTCTACGACGACCACGCTTCAGACCAGGTGCAGAAGCGCTACGACGACGCCGTTAAGTTCCTCAAGTCGGTATCCCGCGGCGAGGTCAAGCTCGGCATTTCGACCGGCCCGGCATCAAGCAGCGCGGGCGATGTGCAAATGCAGTCAGGCCGCCAGGTGTTTAACGGCGGTGGCTTCTAGCCCCGCAACGATCGGAGACCACAGATCATGAGTGCCAAACAGACCACTAAAGCAGCGACGGCTGAGCAGAGCGCTGAGAAGGAAAAGAAACCACGTCCCCGTGAGGCTGTATCGGTACGGGTGAAGACCAAATCACCAGGCGTAAAACGCCAGGTGTGCGGCGTCATTTTCGACAACGCCTGGAAGTACCTAACGCTGGATGATCGAGGCAGCGCGTACAAAGCCATTGCCCGCGATCCCGCCATCGTGATGGAGAAGGCAACACCGCCACCGAAGGCAGTGGCCGCTGAAGAGCCAGCGGAAAAAGAGGCCAAGTAATGCTCTCGCTCACGCCGTGGCTTGACCGCCTTAACGCCCTGGAAGGTAACCCCACCGTGCAGCTTGCAGCGGATGTGGAAGCCGCCAAGAGCAACGCGCATCTACCCAACATGATGTTGGTGTTAGGGCGTGAAACCGTCAGCCACGGCGCAATGAGCAACCAGGCGCGGCACCGCGTGAAAACCGAGGTGTTGCTGGTCACGGGTATTCGTCGCCGTAACCAACCGCTAGGCCCGGTGGCCACAGCGGGTGACGACGAACTGGCACGGCTGCGCAAGCCAGCCCTAACGCAGTTGATTAATTGGATGCCGCCAGGTTGCGACATCCCCGTGAAATGGCAACGCGGCCAGCTATTGGCCCTACAAAGCCACGCCCTTTTCTGGGCCGATGTGCTAACCGCCGAATACTGGTGGCCACTTGAGGAGAACTCCCCGTGAGTATGAAAACGAACCGCCGGGCGATGCGATTCGCCCTGGAATCTGACTACAACGATGGCACCACCACGCCCGAAGCGGCGACGGACGCCATCTTGATGCGCGAGATAACCGTCACCCCGTTATCGGGCAGCAATATCGAGCGCAACTTTGTGCGACCTTACTACGGCAACTCACCGCAGGCACCAGGCGAAAAGCATGTGGAAGCTGTCGTTGAGGTGGAACTTAACACTAGCGGTGAGCTGGGCACGCCGCCGCCCTGGGGCAAGCTGCTGCGCGCCTGTGGCTGGAGTGAAGTGATTGAGGTAGGCGAGCGCGTCATCTATTCGCCGGTCTCTGAAGACGAAGACAGTGGCGTTTTCTTCTGCAATGTAGACGGCAACCTGCACAAGGGGCGCGGTGCGCGGGGAACTCCGGCGTTCACCGTCAATGCTGAAAACATGCCGGTGATCCGTTTCACCTACCGCGCGTTGATCAGCCCAGTTACAGCAGAGCAACTGCCAAACGTCACCCTCAGCCAGTGGCGCGCCGCGTTAGCCGTTAACTCGCTAAATACCGAGCCGCTTCAGTTCATGGGAGCCACCGTACCGTTTAACCAGTTCTCGCTGGATATGTCGGGTCAGGTCATCCACAACAAGATCGTTGGCTCAAACAACATTGAGATCACTGGTCGTTCACCTTCCGGCCAGCTCAGTATTGAAGATCCCGGCGTCAGCGTTGTGGACTACTTTGCGATGTCACAAAACGCGCAGACCGGGCCGCTTACGCTCATTCATGGCAAAACGCCAGAAGAACGCATTGAGATCATTCAGAAAAAGGTGGGCATCGAATCGCCGACCTATTCCGATCAAGACGGTATCCAGATGCTCAGCATTAACTACATGCCGGAACCCACCGACGGCAACGACGAAGTCATGATCGTGGTGGGTACCCCTATTCCCGCTTCCCCTTAACCGCTACCTAAACAACCGTTAAACAGCCTTTAACGATCAGTTATCACCAGGAGAACTACCCGTGTTCAAACTCAATACCTCTCGTACCTTCAAGCAGCCCGTCAACCTCACGATTGTTGATGAGAACGGTAAAGATCAGAAAGGCTCCTTTACGGCCACCTTCAAAATTCTGCCGCACAATGAATCCGCCGACATGCCAGATGACATCAAGCTGCTGGATCGCGTGTTAATGGGCGTGGAAGGCGTCGAAGTGACCGGCGAAGACGGCCAGCCGCTTGCAGGTGATGAGCTGCTGTATGCGCTGAAAAATGATCCGTCTGCTTCGGTGGCCATGGCGAGCGCCTATCAGAGGAGCATCGTAAAAAAGAACCTTCCTCGGAACTGATTGAAGCCGGAAAATGGTGGGCGGGTGCCTGTTACAGCAAGCCCAGCCTGGTCAAGGATGACCTGGCTGCCTTGGGTGTCACCTTAGGCGGAGAGCTTGCCGAAGAAGCCGAGGCAGCAGAAGCCGAGCCGGATCTCTTTGAGGTGCTGCCAGAGAACTGGGACGCCGTTCAGATCTTCCTGCGTTGCTGCTACCAGTGGCGATACAGGGCTATGGATGGCGCACGCGAGGCGCTAGATGTGCAAGCGGTGATCAGCGTGATCAGCCTCTACCAGCTTCCCCCAGCAGAACAACTTGAGCGGCTGGATCAAGTACAGCTCATCGAATTGGGCGCGACCAACTTCATGAACCTACCCCGCAACTAACGTTAGAAGGCCTGGCTTTGAACAACAATCTAACGCTAAGCGTCACCCTCACTGGCGATGGCCGCCAGCTCTCCGGCACCCTGCGCGACGCGCAGGGTGAAGTGCGGGCGTTTGGGGGTACCACTGAGCGTGAGGGCGCACGTGCAGAGCGAGCGTTAGAGAGAACGGGGCAGCAAGCGCAGACTGTTTCAGGGCATTTAAGTCAGCTTCGCAACGTTGCAATAGGTGTTGGGGCTGCTTTGACGGCAATGGGCGTTTCTAGCTTTGCTAACGACACCTATGATGCTGTGAGCAGTTCTCAGCAGCTTCAAGCGTCACTTAAAACCGTCACTGGCTCTATTCAAAACGCCTCAGCGGCTTGGGATACGCTCTTAGGCTTTGCCGCTGAAACACCTTTCACCTTAGATCAATCAGTTCAAGCGTTCATCCGCATGCAGTCTCTAGGGTTAGACCCTAGCCAGGAAGCGCTGCGCTCATACGGCAACACCGCCGCCGCCATGGGTAAGGATATGATGCAGATGGTGGAGGCAGTAGCCGATGCCACCACTGGAGAATTTGAACGCCTCAAAGAGTTTGGTATTCGTGCAAGCAAAGAAGGGGAGCAAGTATCGTTCACCTTCCAGGGCGTGACGACCACCGTGGCCAATAGCGCGGCTGCTATTAGCCAATACTTGCAAGAGATCGGTGAACTCCAGTTTGCCGGTGCCATGGCAGACCAGATGGACACGCTAAGCGGTAAGGCGTCCAACCTGGAAGATACCATCTACCAGTTCTACCTGGCTGTGGGCGACGCTGGAGCTACCGACGTATTCGAAGGCACGCTGGCTAACGCCAGTAACACCGTCCAATTCCTCACAAACAACATCGACACGCTGGCGTCCGGCGCTGAAACCATGGCAGTGCTTGTCGGCGGGCGCGTTGCTGTCGCTCTCACCACTGCTACTTCGGCGATGGTCGCTAAGACGGTCGCCACACAAGCGGACGTGCGCGCAGAAGCCGCTGCCGCAGTAGCGACAACTCGCCGTACAGCAGCAGAAAAGCAGACGGCCCTCGCGCTGCTCAGTACTGCGCGGCTAGAAGCACAGGCCACTAAAGGCACTGGTGCCCACACCTTTGCGCTCCAGCAACTAAGTGTTGCTCGCACGCGAGCAGCGACCGCCGCAGGAACGCATACAGCGGCGATGAATACCGCCACAGCCGCCACGGCGCGAGCTAGCGTAGCAGCTCGTGGGTTAAGCGGTGCATTGGCATTGATCGGCGGCCCGCTAGGGCTGCTGGTGGGTGGTGCTGGTCTGCTTTATGTGTTCCGTGAGGAACTAGGTCTGACGGTTCCCCAGGTTGACGCCAACACCACAGCCGTCAACAAGCTCACCAATGGCCTAGATGACATGAGCCAGGCCGCTGCGCAGCTCACGCTGACATCGTTGGTGGGTCAGTTGGCCGAAGTGCGCGCCCAAGCTGAAGTGACGGCTGAAGAGTTCCTGAAGGTTGGCCAAATTGAAGGCAATGGCGGCGGTGGATTCTTGGGCGTTGACGTAACCGCGCAGACTGACGCGGTACGTGAACTCGGCGAAACCAGCAACGCAACACAGCAAGAGGCTGCCAACCTAGAAGCCGCTATTGCTCTTGTAGAAGGCCGTATCGGGGAGCTTGGCGAACGCAACGAAGAGGTAACGCCGACCATTACAGAAGTCGGCGATGCCAGCAAAACCGCCGCTGCTCATGCCAAAGAACTCGCAAAATCCACCCAGGCCCAAGCCGACGCCCTAGACGACCTCTACGATCGGCTGATACCAGGCCGCCGCGAAACCATCCAGCTAGCGCGAGATATCCAGACGCTGAACCTGGCCATCGCCATGGGCACAGGCAACATCGCCCAAAACATCCAGATGATGGGGTTGCTACAACAGCAGTTCATCGAAGCCCAAAACGACACCGACGACCTAGCAGATAAAACAGTTAAAGCCGCATTCACTATGGAAGGCGCCTGGGACGAAGTTCGCCTAAACGGCCTGCGCCGCCTGGATGACGGCTTTGCGGATCTATGGCAAGGCGCGGTCGACGGTAGTTTAAATGCCACCGATATCATGAAGCGGGCACTGGATCAGACGCTGGCAGAAATGGCCCACATGGCCTTCACCCGCCCGATCACCGTGCAAATGGCGACCAGCATGGGATTTGGTGGTACCGGCGCTGGTGGCCAGCAAGCAGCCGGTTCTCAATCCTTCGGCGGCATGCCATCGTTCAACGGCATGATGGACGGCAGCGGCGCGATCGCGAACGCCTACCGAGCTTTCCAAGGCACCGGTTCCACATACGCGGGCACCTTCGGCAGTGAGCTGGCTGTTCAAACCCAAGGCGGCTTAAAAGCAGGCTTTGAATCCTTCGCTAACAGCGGCTTTGGTAACACAGCCTTAGGCTTAGGGGGCGGTTTTATTGGCAGTAAGCTCGGTGGTTCGGTATTCGGTGAAAGCCAAGAGCAGCAGATCGGCGCAACGGTCGGCGGTATTGCCGGGCAAGTATTAATCCCGATCCCCGGCGTAGGTGCTGCGATCGGATCGTTCCTGGGTAGCGGTCTTGGCTCGCTGTTCGGCAGCGAGCCCACCAAATTTAGCGGTCGCTTTGGCACTACCGCATCACTCGACCGCAGCGAAGGGGCTGGTAAAGACGGCGTGTTCGAGCACCAAGCCGATGGCCGCTTTTACCGCGAAACCGCGCTGGGCTATGCGGGCTTCCGTGACCAAGGCACGGAACGCCTCCAACGCGCAGGCGTCGGCGAGGATAAATCGTGGGCAGAGGATCTCGTCAACGCCACCGCCGCCATGGATGCCCTAACCGTCAGCGTGGCGCGTTCTGATCAAGAAATTGCGACGATGCGCGACACCGTTCAAGGGCTGGAAGCGTCAGGCCGCAACGCCGGGGAAATCATTGAGTTTGCCCTTAAAGGCCGCGCCCTGGCCGCCCTGGAATCGATCGGCCACACATTCAGTGATGCTGTTACCTCGCTGCCCGCCGAAGAGTTCACGGCTCGAATGGAGCTTATGGTCGGTGGCATCGGCACGCTGATGCAAAGCGCCGACCGCCTAAACCTCCAGTTCGACGAAACTGCCAGCGGGGCGCTGGAGGCTGCAGGTAATATCGCAAATTACGCGGGCGGCGTGCAAAACCTATCGGCACTGCAATCATCGTATTTTGACAGTTACACAAGCGAGATAGAACAAACTCAGTACGCTATTGATGACGTAACAGCCAGTTTTGCAGCGCTCGGTACCAGGCTGCCTAAAGATAAAGAAAATCTAATAGCCCTTGTAGAGGCGCAGGAGCTAAATACCTCTGCTGGCCAATATAACTACGTTCAACTGCTTCAGCTCAGCGATGCCTACAACCAATTAAGCGCTAGCCTGCAGAATCAAGTGAGCGCCGTTTACCAGTCAGTTTTAGGGCGCGAAGCAGAAGCCGAAGGGCTCGATTATTGGCTAAATAAGATCACTAGCGGCACGCTAACCCTAGAGCAAGCAATGGAGTCAATTGCCAGCAGCGCAGAAGCCATCGGCATGATCAATGGCGAGATCGCTGATGCGTATGAGCAATCGCTGGGGCGCTCTCCTGATACAGCAGGCTTAGAGTTTTGGTCTGACGCTGTAATGAGCGGCACGCTAACACTTGAGCAAGCGCTAGAATCCATCGCCAATAGCGCGGAAGCGGCGGCGTATCAAACAACCCAGGCGATGGCTGATGCGTTGCGCACACGCGAGCAGATGGATCGTAGAATCCTAACACTGCAGGGTAACACCGAGGCGTCACGCGAAATTGAGATCCAGCAGCTTCGCGCCATGCAAGGTGCGGAAGAGCAAGGATTGGTCGCGTTACAAAACCGCATCTGGGCGCTTGAAGACGCTGCCACCGCCGAACAGGAAGCCGCCCGCGCCGCTGAGCAGCGCGCACGCGCAATGGAACAAGCAGAGCAAGCCCTTGCCAACTTCACTAGCAACATTAACAACTGGCTGGATCAGCTCAACGCCACCGACGCTGGTTTAGCAAGCCCCGGCGATCAACTGGCGGCAGCGTCCTCAGCGTTTAATGAGCAATACCAGCTAGCGCTATCCGGTGACCGTGACGCGCTGGGGTCGATCACTCAGTACGCATCACGGTTTATCGACGCGCAAAAAGGCTGGAGCGCAAGCGGTAGCCAGACCGCAGCGACCATTGACCGGGTAACCGGCATGCTAGAAACACTGCCCGACCGACTCAGCGCCGAGCAGTTTCTAGCCGAAGAGTTCAGAAATGCCATTGAGGGGCAAACCGAGACCCTGAACACCACGTTGATTGACACCGTGGCGGGCGGGGATTTAACCGAGTTCGCCGACGTCATTTCTGGTCAGTTTGCTTCGCTGGATCTCAATGTTGACGGATTCCTGACCTTCAATGAGATGCAGGCCGCGCTAGATGGCAAAGCCACCGACGCTGAGATTCGAGCCTTGATCGGTGCCGTGGACATTAACGGCGATGGCATGATCAGCGAAATGGAAGCGCTGATAGCTGCAGAGAGCAACGGCAACACACTGTTACTCAACGCGCTGAGCGGCAGCTTTAACGCCGCTGATATCAACGTCGATGGCCTACTGACCTTCGAGGAAATGAAAGCGGCGCTTGGCCCTATCGCCAGTAATGAAGAGATCCGCAACCTGATCAGTGCGGTCGACGTTAATGGCGACGGCATGATTAGCCGACAGGAACTGACTAACGCTCGCCTATATGGTCTACCCGGAGAAATCAGCGGCGCACTCGGTACCATCGGCACCGTGGATTTTGGCGAGCTGGATTTTGGCCGCATCGATATTTCTACCGATGGCCTACTGACGTTTGATGAGATGCAAGCGGCTTTAAGTGGCACAGCGACGGACGCTGAGATCCGCAACCTAATCAGTGCGGTCGACGTGAATGGCGACGGCATGATCAGTCGTCAGGAACTAGCTGTCGCACGGTTAGGCGACGTCAATACCAGCGTTAACGGCCTGGGTGGCTTGTCAGGCGACATCGCCAACGCACTTAGCGGTATGTTCGACGACATCGCTGATGGCCAGGCCATTGACTATGGCCAGTTCTCATCGGCGCTTGAAGGCCTGTTTTCGGGTGTGGCGTCGGATCAGATGCTGCAGTCGCTATTCACGATGATGGATTCAAACGGTGACGGCGTTATCACCCGTTTGGAAGCATTAAAAGCCAGCGGCCAGGGCACGGAAAGCAACACGGGTGCCACTGTTGAAACACTGCTGGATCAGCTAAAACTCGATGAAAAACTAGAACTCACCTACGACGGCCGAGGCTTACCCGTCACGCTGTCGTTTGTCCAAGACGAAACGGTGTGGGGCTGGATTGGCAACGTCATAGCTTCCAAGTTTGGGGCAACCAACGAGCACCCCGGCACGCTTGAAGAGGCCTTTGATGGCTCTCACGCCAACGGCCTCGAATACGTTCCCTTTGACGGCTACCGAGCTGAGCTGCACAAAGGCGAGAAGGTGCTCACTCGAGCTGACGCGGATCTCATGCGTAATGGCCTGAATCTGCCCACTGCTAACCTGTCATTGCCTCAATTCCCCACACTGGGCGGCTCTGATGTGGCCCAAGTGCTCAATGACTTGAAGCGCGAAGTGCAACAACTGCGCAACGATAACAAGCAGCTCATGGAGAAGCTTTACCAGAGCAGTGAGCAGCACAAAGCCGTATCAAGCGCGGGTCACCAGCAAAGTGTTGCTGCGCAGGAAAAATCAGCCGAACAGCTCAAACGCATGGAGCGTCGCGCACGCCTAGAGAGGGCTAAGTAATGTTTCGATGGCTTGTCACGATCAACGCCGTCGATGCTGACGGCACCCCTAGAACATTACGCTTTAGTGATGGGCGCTATACCCGCAACGGTTACCCCTACTTCCCGCGTGTCGCACAGCCGGGGCTTTACCGCTTTGGTATGCAGGCGGGTCCGTTGATCTCAGCCCAGGCCTCTGGTTTCGGTGAAACCGAACTGATCAACAACGACGGCAACCTCAATTACCTGGCTGACTACGCGATTGATGGCCGTGAGCTGCTTATTGAGCGCGTCAATAACGACCTGAGTATTACTGAGATCCTACGGGGTACCGCCACAGGGTTTGAGTTCGCTGACAATAGCGTGATCGTCCGGCTGCGCGACCCCTGGCAGCCCTTTGAAAAGCCTCACCCCCACCAAACGTATGCAGGCGATAACGTATTACCCAATGGCGTGGAAGGCGTCGAAGACGACATAAAAGGCACCCAGAAGCCCCAGGTCTACGGCGAAGTGCTGAACGCGCAACCACCGATGGTGAACACCTCGCGGCTGGTGTATCAAGTGAGTAGTCGCAGCGATTGCACCGTCACGGCGGTGTATGACGGTGGCGCGGCGCTCAGTTACGGCGGGCAAGCCAGCTCGCTGAGCAACTTGCTGTCGAGTACCCCCAGCGCGGGCACTTACCGGCGCTACCAAGGGTACTTCCGTCTAGGGGCTTCACCGGTAGGCGAGATCACTTGCGACGCGAAAACAGCGCAAACCGGCGCAGGTTCCGTGATGGCCATGTTGTGTGCAGACGTCTCGCTGCCGATTACGTCTGCCAGTGTCAGCGCGCTGAATGACGTGGGTACGGTGGGCCTGTACGTGGATAGCAACCGCTCCACCGTTGAGATGATTGACGAATTGATCACCTCGGTAGGCGCTTACAGAGGTATCGATGTAAGCGGCACGGTATTCGCTGGACTGCTGGTACCGCCCGAAGACCAAACTGCTGAGTTCCGCATCGAGCCCTACATGGTCAGCGAGTCTGACCGTAGCGAGATCGGGGTTGGGGATAACGGCCTGCCGCTATGGCGTGTCGAGATGGATTGCGACCATATCGAATCCACCCTAGAAAGCGTGGCGGGCAGTGTCAGTAGCGCCCGCGCCGCTCGCTTGAAGAAAGCCGCCCGCACCGCTTCCGCTGAGTCCCAAGCGACTAAATCGCGCCACTTGCTCTCCCTCAACTACCGCGAGGTATCCCGGTTACGCAGCGTTCAAGATGCCACAGCGGTATGCCAGCGGTTGATTGGGCTGTACTCGGTGCGCCGCGACCGCGTCAGCATCGAAGTGCAAGTGGGTAAAACCCAGGATTGGCGGGTAGGCCAGGTCGGCGAAGTTTACTACCCGCGCCTGGGTTATGACACACCGCGAAAAATGCTGCTGATCGGGATAGAGCTAGACGCCGAAAGCAGCGTGCAACGACTACAACTGTGGGGCTGACATGGCACTAAAACGCGAAAAGATAACCCTCTGCTGGCCGAATCTAATCCGTTATGCGGATCTGTCTGGCGGGGGGTACGTGTCGGATATGCCGCTGGCGTATGCTCGGGATGAGGTGCTGTCGGTATTTTCGCGCACCACGGATACAGCGCCCGCCAATACCTGGTTCGATGCGACACTCAACCGGGTGCGCCCCGTGCATGTGGTATCCATCGCGGCGCACAATTTCACATCTGATGCCCAGTTCAAGATCACCGCGTACAGCACGACCAATCAGGTGTTGTTTGAGAGCGACGTGATGGACGTCTGGCCAGCGGTGTATCAAACCGAACAACTGGAATGGGAGTACGACAACTTTTGGTCAGGGCGCTTAGACGAGGAAGAGCGGGGCCAATTCACCCCGCTGCTCACTTACTTCCTACCTGACAGCGTTATGGCCAAACGTATTCGGGTTGAACTGTTTGATGAAGCCAACAGTGAGGGGTTTCTGCGCTTTGGCCGCGTGTTTATTGCCGACGCCTGGCAGCCCAGTTTGAACGTCTCCTACGGCATACAACACGGCTTTGACTCCGCCGATGAGTTTGCCGAGGCCAACGACCGCACGGAATACGCCTACGTGAAGCGGCTCCGGCGCACTGTACAGATGTCGCTGGCTCATTTGAGCGAGTCGGAAGCCTACCAACGCCTGTTCTCGATGCAACGCACCGAAGGCCAGCACGGCGAGATCCTGTACGCCTACAGCGTAGAACCTGCCCCGGCCAACTTCGTGCGCACCTTCCTGGCGCGTCAAAAAGACCTTAACCCCATGGCGCACCCGCGCTATTCCGAACACGCCACCGATCTCAACTTGCTGGAGGTGTTGTAATGGCCCAGGTGACGTTCCCAGAAGACATCGGCGGCGATGGCAACACGTACAGCGACGACGCCGACCCGCAAACCGGGATGGAAAACGGTGGCCACCGGCTAAGGTTTATCCCGGCGATGGCCAACATTGTGGGAGTGGGGCTTTACGTTAAAGCCTACGTCAACAACCTCGCCCAGCTTGAACAGCAGGTCGCTGAAAATACCGAGCGGGCCCAAACGGCCCGTGTAGAAGCGGAAGCGCTTTACGGGGACTTGCAGGCCGTTGAATCCGCCGCCGCCGCAACGCTAGAAAACAAGAACCTCGCTGTGAGCGCCCGACAAGGCGCAGAAGAAGCCCAGGGGGCGGCAGAGTCAGCCGCTAGCAACGCAGCGAGCGAAGTGGGGGCAGCGTTGCACACCCACGTTGGGGAAGCTGACCCGCATACCCAGTATGCGACAAAGACCCAATTAGAGAGCCACGAAAATAACACTGATCCGCACTCTCAGTATGCGTTACGGCAGGAGACGCAGGCGGCGTTAGCCAGCGTAAACGCGCTACTACAAAGCGATGATACGACGCTGGACGAACTCCAAGAAATTGTCGAGTACATCAAGCTTAACCGAGCGGATCTCGACGCACTTAACATTGACGCGATTGCTGGACTGCGGGCGGCGTTAGAAGGAAAAGCGGCGCTGGTACACACCCACGATGACCGCTACTACACACAGCAACAGATCGATAACCAGCCGAAGGGCGACCCTTGGACGCGCTCCGCCGATACCACCACTTTTAACTATGACGCTGACGGGCTGATTACGGGCATGACCGAGAACGTCGGCGGGTATCTGCGTACCACGACGTACACCTACAGCGGTGGGGTGATTTCCCAGTCATCGACAGAGTTTCAGGGGCGAGTTCGCACCGAAACCTACACTTATGACAGCGGTACGCTGCAGCAAAGTACAGCCACCATTACGGAGGTGCCATGAGCACATCGTTAATACCCCCGATTTATAACAAGCTGCTGAGCTTGGAAGGCATGTTGACCGAAGCCTTCGCCGCCGATATTGCCCGTAACTTTTTGCTTGGACTAAGTGGCGCGCAGGATGGCCCACTGCTGGAAAGTTGGCTGCAAGAGCCTGTGAATGTATCTGGCTTCAACCAGGTGATTATCAACCAAGATGACGTTGACACCCTGGTGATGCTAGCAGGGCCGATGGGCGCCATCGCACATTCCGATGACGCGAGCAACTTGACCCTCAATAATACGGCGTTTGTTAACGCTATTGCGGGTTCTCAGATTGCGGCAATCCAGATATTTAGTGGCGACCCGGCGCTTAACTACTTAGGCGTTGGGGCGTTTGCCACGCCAACGCTGGTGGGCAGTGCGACTGTGATGGGGTGGGTCGCTGCTAACGGTTCGGCGATGGAGGCTTTGGCCGGGAACGCTACGGTTATGGATGCGGTAGCGGCTAGCCAAGTGGCGATGGATACTCTGGTGGCTAGCCAGTTGGCTATGGATGCGGTTGCTGCCAGCCAAATAGCGATGGATGCCGTGATTGCAAGCCCAACCGCGCTAAATACGGTTGTGGCCAGTCAAGTGGCGATGGATTCCATAGCAGCAAGTGCGGTAGCGATGGATGCGGTAGCGGCTAGCCAAGTGGCTATGGATGCGGTAATCGCTAGCCCAACCGCGCTAAATACGGTCGTGGCCAGTCAATCGGCGATGGATGCCGTGATTGTAAGCCCAACCGCGCTAAATACGGTTGTGGCCAGTCAATCGGCTATGGATTCCGTGATTGAAAGCCCAACCGCGCTAAATACGGTCGTGGCCAGCCAAGTGGCTATGGATGCGGTAATCGCTAGCCCAACCGCGCTAAATACGGTCGTGGCCAGCCAAGTGGCCATGGATGCGGTAATCGCTAGCCCAACCGCGCTAAATACGGTCGTGGCCAGCCAAGTGGCCATGGATGCGGTAATCGCTAGCCCAGTCGCGTTGAACACGGTAGCGGCCAGTCAATCGGCGATGGATGCCGTGATTGCAAGCCCAACCGCGCTAAATACGGTTGTGGCCAGTCAAGTGGCGATGGATTCCATAGCAGTCAGTCAAGTGGCGATGGA